ACACATACTGCTGTTGATTTTAAGCTTCTTCCTACATACCATCCGTCCGCAGTCCTCCGACAATGGGACAATCGACCGACAGTAATCGCCGACCTTATGAAAGCCGCCCGCGAATCAGCATTCCCCGAAATCAGGAGACCGCCACGTGAAATCTGGATTGAACCAACCCTCAGCGATATACGCGATTTTATCGAAAGATACGTCGTCGGATGTAATCTCCTTTCTGTCGATATTGAGACAAGCGGATCACGCGTTACTTGCATTGGTTTCGCCCCAACCAACTCCGTCGCAATCGTTATTCCTTTCGATGACGCCAGATCAAAAGATGGAAGCTATTGGCCGACTCGGGAGGATGAAAGTAAATGCTGGGCTATTGTGCGACGAGTACTTGAGGATCGATCTATCCGGAAACTCTTCCAGAATGGAGTCTACGATATCTCCTTTCTCCTACGAGCCTACGGAATAAAAACCATGGGCGCAGCCGAAGACACCATGCTTCTGGCCCACGCCCTTCAGCCGGAATCCTTGAAGGGCCTTGGTTATCTTGGCTCGATCTATTCCGACGAAGGCGCGTGGAAGCATATGCGGAAGAAAGACGAAACCATCAAGCGGGGAGCGTAGTCATGGCAGGCAAGATCGTAGCAGTTATAAATCATCGAGATTTCATATTAATATTCACTGAACATGGATTTGTATATCGAATGGATTATGATATACTAACTTATCAGTTTACGGTTCAAAAAGTAATGAGACTTGAAGAATGAGAATCATTCGCACTCACGAAATGTCCCCAGAAGACCTGTCTGAATGGGATCGGGATATGGTCTACAACGGCCTCGATTGTTGCGTCACCCTCGACGTTTTCGACGGCCTCCGCCCACAACTCGACAACATCACAACCGCCACCTACGAGTTCTCCAAATCCCTACAAGCCCCAACCCTTGAAATGCGGGCGCGCGGAGTCCTCGTAGACCAAGTCCGCAAAGCCGAGGTCATTGATGAATACTACGAAATTATGGAACGCCTTGAAGCGAACCTTCTCCGGATTATCCACGATGGCGTCGGAATGTCCACCTTCAACTACCGTTCCACCCGCGATCTCCAAACCCTCTTCTACGACGAACTCGGAATCCACCCCATACGTAAAGGTGGACGGCCCACTGTCGATCGCGGAGCACGAGAGAAGCTTGAAATCTACCCCATTGCCGAGCAACTTGTCAAACACATTAATTTGCTCACGGAGCTTGGTGATAAGATTAGCGTTCTTAAGACAGCAATTGACGATGATGGAAGAATCCGCACTTCGTATAACATTGCTGGTACCTCCACCGGAAGATTTTCCTCTTCAATATCAGAATTCGGAACTGGAGGAAATCTCCAGAATGTTGAAGAGTCTCTCCGTAGCATCTTCATTGCTGATTCAGGATATAAATTCGCTAAGTGCGACGCTAAATCCGGCGAGTCCTTCTGCGTCGGAGCAATAGAATGGAACCTCTTTCATGACGGAAAATTCCTTGACGCCTGTGAGTCGGGAGACCCTCATACAGCTGTTGCGCGAATCATGTGGCCTAATCTTGGATGGACAGGTGATCTCAAAAAGGACAAGGTTATCGCCGAACAGCCATACTACCGGCATTATACATATCGATTTATGTGTAAGAAACTCGGCCATGGAAGTAATTATGGAGGGAAGCCTAACACTCTCGCCGAACAAGCCAAAGTCGAACTCGACCTCGTTCGCCAGTTCCAACCCAAATACTTCGAAGCCTTCCCAGCCCACCAGCGCTGGCAGGCCCACGTCGATGAAACCCTCCGCAAGAAGGGCTACCTTATCTCGCTCATGAATCGCAAGCGTTGGTTCTTCGGGCGTCGTTCTGACCCATCCACCCTCCGCGAAGCCATTGCCTACGATCCCCAATCTTCCCTCGCCGAAATCGTCAACCAAGCTCTCATCAACATCTGGCGTCAAGGCATCGCCGTTATCATGATGCATGACCACGACGCACTTACCTTTATGTATCCCGAGAAAGACGAAGACCGGGTGGTTCCGATTCTTATGGAAAACCTTGTAATCCCCGTTCCGCTTTCCCACGGCCGCGTACTCCGAATCCCATACGATTGCAAGACAGGTTGGAACAAGGGCGAATATAATGAGCAGACGAACCCAAACGGGCTCAAAGACTTCTACGGGCACGACGACAGAAAGCGGAAAAAGGAAGCTGGAATCTTGGATCGAATCCTTCGTAAACCAAACCGCTAACCTCCACTCCCCGCCGATCTTCCGCAAGTGGACCGCGATCAATACCATCGCGTCTGCACTTGAACAGAAGGTTTGGCTAATGACCTCCCGGCCGCTTTATCCGAACCTATATACCTTCCTCGTCGCCCATCCCGGCGTCGGCAAGACCCGAACCATCAACGAGGGCAAGCACTACGTCCGCGAACTCCCGGAGTTCCACCTTGCGCCAATCTCGATGACCTTCGCCAGTCTTGTCGATAGCCTCGTGAAGGCCAAGCGGAATATCATCCGGCCCGGCGACGATCCAATTGACTACAATTCCATGTCGATCTTTGCCGACGAAATCGGCGCGTTCATCCATAAATACGACAACGAAATGATCGACGGGCTTTCGGCGTTCTACGATCCGACACCATACCAACAGGTCCGCAGAACCAGCGACCTCAAGATCAAGATCGAAAACCCCCAGATCAACCTACTCTGCGGATCAACTCCCCAGAACCTGACCGATCTTATGCCAGAAAAGGCTTGGGGACAAGGGTTCACCTCGCGGTTGATTATGGTATTCTCCGACGAAAGGATCATTGGCGATGACTTTGCCGAAGTCGAACAATCCTATTCAGCAGACCTTGCAAACGACCTTGGCATCATTTACGAACTCATTGGTCAGTTTGAAGTTACCAAAGACTATCGAGACGCCGTCAACAACTGGCGAGCCCTTGGCGAGCAGCCTGTTCCCAATCACCCTAAGCTTATCCACTATGTCACTAGACGGCGTACTCATCTATATAAGCTTTCCATGGTTTCTGCGATTGATCGTTCCAACGCTCTTATATTGACAAAGGATGACTTCAACCGCGCAATGGGCTGGCTCCTAGAAGCCGAACGCACCATGCCTGAAATCTTCAAAGCCGGTGCCACATCGGCGGATGCCCAGGCTATGGAAGAAATCCTTCACTTCGTCCAACTTCACGACGGCGAATGGGGCGTGAGCGAACAGAAGATCACGAGGTTCGCCCGTGATCGCCTGCCTATTCATTCCATCGGTAGGGTGGTGGATATCTTGGAAGGGTCTGGTCAGATATTCTTACTGGGGATCGACAAATCCACCAAAATCAGATACTTCACAACCAACGCATCGCGGTTGCAATAGCTTACTTAAAAATCGCCTTTAGGTGATCAAACGACCAAGTCACAATTCCGCCAAGAAGTGCAGCTAGGCTCATAAGGCCTAGCTGCTTGTCTTTGTAAGTTTCCAGCGCCCGCAGTCGGGCACCATGTTCATCCACAACTTCATCGAGCTTCTTCTCGATCCGCTGTACACTATCATTAAAGAATGCCTGTCCTGCCCGAACGTCGGCAACGTCCTGAACCAACTTCTCCATTGCTGTCTCCGACATTTCGTAGCGCATCGGGAATCCCTCAGGCTTTGGTGGCATTCTGAACAGTCAACCAGATATTCCAAAGCGACCGAAACGCCTGCACAGTATTCGTCGGCGGAGCATTGCAGATAACCTGAGCCGCCCGCATGGCCTTTGCCTCGATCGCGATGTTCTTGGCGCTGATCCGATCTTTCAATTCCTGAAAGTAACTATCCGCAACCGCGATGATTGCACAGGCCTTGGGCACACTTCCCTCAGCCAGCTGTGCCAAGGTATTGTCAATCGTCCCCACCGCCGAGCTAATCTTCGCCCATTCATTCGTTGCACCACAAGCGCCAAGCGCCAACGGCAGAAGAATCGCGCCAATCTTAATCATGGGTTTGCTCCATTTCCTTCGGGGGTCACCATTACAACCTTTTCGCTGGGAATCTTCCCAACCACAACCGGGTCCTTCACTTCGATTTTGGCAACAAGCTCATTCGCCGCAACCGCCTTGATCTGCGCTGCCGGGCTTGCCGACCGACTCGCATACAGCCCCGAGATAATCGCCACAACCGGCGCAACCGCCGCGGAGATTTCCCCCAGCGACTGAACGATCTGGGTAAACGAATTCTTCAACGTACTCGCCTGATCGGGCGTAATGAGATTAAACGTCGCCATAAGCGTTACCGCACCGGCGATGAACGTCACCACATGCCGACCAAACGCCACTATCTGATTTTGGTTGGGCAGATTCATATCAACCTCCTATGCTGAGCCAGTTGTCGAGCCTATCTATCCAAGGATCAGGATGATTTAATTTATGTGCCATTTCTTCTTCAATGTCAAGAAACATCGTAGTAGTTCTAGCACCGAGACGCCCATCAACAAACCAAGCGCGGTCTTTCTTCCGTCGAGTAACCAATCCCGGCAGGACCTTACCGCCACCACGAGTCCAGTCCATGAACTTATCCGCAGCTACAGCTTTATTTCCATAGCGATAAGCCCGCAGCAAAGAAGAAGATCGGAAGGCACCAAGACCAATGTTGAAAGCCAAGTCCACAAGCGCGTCGAATTCATGCTGCCTCACTCCCTTTATATCCGCAAGCATTGAGCTTACGCCAATTTCAAAGGTATTCAAATCCACTGCCAGAATCTCGTCAGCTTCTTTATTTGAAATTATCTGACCGGGATAGACCTTAGGTTTACCTGCCTTTGAAGTATGGCCAAAGCCAATGGTCCAAACCCCAACGCAATCGCGATACGCAGTCAGGCGCAGACCTTCGCTAGGTTCTGTAACCTGATGCCGACATTCGTCTGACATTTTCATCAGTGCTTTCCTTTCATGTAATCGGTGAAGTTCTGGGGATGCTTTTCAGTCGTGCCATAACGCAACCCGGTCAGCCATTGCCAAGTATTTCGTGGGTTCTCCTTGCCGGTACTAACGTCAAACATAAACCGGCCAGCTTTTGACACCTGCGCCGGGAGCATACCCGTAAGTCCGCCAACCATAATACCAGCATCTTGCAAAATCTTTCCGGCGTGTTCCTTGTTGAAAGGTTCGTTCTTCGCAAGGTCCTTGAAGGTATTAACCATCGTCAGATAAGCCGTGCCGGTCAAACCAAACTGAGGATCGCGACCCATCGCCATAGCTGAGGCGATATCGCGCACCCCGACCCAAGACGAACCCAGCGCAAACCCCATCGACACCGCAGCTTTCTTGACCCAACTATCATCATCCTTATGTGGATGCGGGGACACATACGTCTCTACAATCGCAGGCCAGATGGCATAAGCGAACAACGAAGCTGTCAGGGCAGGTACAGTCTTAGCCGCAGCTCCCCATTCACCTTTCTTAACAAGGTCTTTGGTTTCGCCAGCCTTCCATACCGTCTCCATCTGCCGGTTCATAACATCCGAGAAGAAGTTATAGATCGACACCATCCACGGATTGGCATTCCGCATCATCGCAGTTCGAGTTGTGATCGCGGTTGATCCATGCGCT